TGCAAATTCTGACATTGCAGCGTTTCTTGACGATATGGAAAGCGTTAATTTCAATACCCTTGCTTTTCCTGTAACGGAAGAATCATTGCTTGCGGCGTGTGTTACAAAGATAAAGTATCTGAGGGAAAATGTAGGAAGAGGCGTCAAGGCTGTTGTTCCCGACTACAAAGCCGACTATGAGGGTATTATCAACGTTACAAATTCCGTTGTAATAAACGGCGTTACGCTTAGTAATGCACAAGCCACAGCATGGGTCGCAGGTGCGGACGCTTCCGCTTCAAACGTTCAAAGCAATACTCATAAGATCTATGTGGGAGCTGAATCGGTTGCAAACGCTAAAACCCATGAACAGGCAGTTGCGGCAATCCAGAACGGTGAATTTTTCTTCTCATATTCCGAAAACGGAGATGTAATTGTTGAGTATGACATCAACAGTCTCACATCGTTTACAGACAGAAAAGACAAATCCTACAGCAAGAACAGGGTTCTGAGAGTATTTGACAGCTTTGCAGAATCTATTAGATTGAATTTCCCGCCTAATAAATACAGCAACAATGAAAACGGCTGGGATATTATGGACGGTATGGGAAGAAGTATTTTAAAGCAATTCTTTGACGCAGGAGCTATCCGGAATGTTGACTATGATTCTGATTTTGCAGTGGTCAGGGGCGAAAGCAAGGGAGATAGTACTTATTTCAATGTAGGAATTCAGCCTGTAGACAGTGCAGAAAAGTTATATTTTACAGTAAAGACCAGATAAGGAGGTTAGGTTATGGAAAGATACAACGATAACCCAATAGCGCTCAGCGAGGGAAAGGTTTTTGTAGACGGTGTGCAGATACTTGACGGTGTTAAGTTTGAATTGAAATTTACACCTGATGTGTATACCGGAAAGGTATTGGGAGAACGTTCCCCAAGCTCACGCTGGATGGGATATACAATTACGGGAACTATCACAAGAAGAATATCAACTCCATGGTATAAAGAGATAGTTCAGAAATATCAGAAAGACGGAATAACGCCTGAATGCACAATACAGGGCGTAATGGACGATAAAGGCTCTGATTATTATCAGATGTACGGTTCTGATACTGTTACCGCAGTAGGCTGCGTATTTACAGGCGACATTCCTCTTATGGCTCTGGATACTGCCGGAGGAGTAAGAGAGGACGCTATTTCTTTTAATGCGAAAGATGTGATTTAAGACGTATTATACGTCTTGTTTTTATGTCCGAAAGCGGTCAAGACGTAAAACTGCTCCGCAAAAAATTATTATAATATTATGGAGGTCATAAAAATGACAAAGAATTTAAGCTATTTCATGAGAGAACAGAAGGAAGAAATCGTAAATGCTCCTGCACCGGAGAGTTTTGTAGACGAAAACGGAAACCGTCTTGAACTTGAAATTAAAACAATTTCCAATGACAAGATAAGAAAAATTCAGGACAATTACCGTAAGCGTTCTATTGCTCTGGATAATTCAGGAAATCCTTATCTATCGAACGGTGAAGTAGTATTCCAGACAGAAAATGATATCAACAGAGCAATGAGACATATCGTCGCTGAAGCATTGGTTTATCCTGATTTAAAGTCTAAGGAGCTAATGGACTTCTATCACTGTTATGATATCAGTGAAATGCCGCTTAAAGTATTTCACAGACCGGGAGAATACAGTCAGGTATTTAATTCCGTTATGTCAGTGCTTGGACTTATAAAAAATGACGAAGATTCAGACGAAGTTAAAGAAGCAAAAAACTAATAACCTGCAAGGGATCGTTTGAATACTGGGCGCATGTCTTATGGCAGCGCCACGGACTGCGTATGGAAGAGTTTGAGAAAATGCCTAAACGCACAAAACTCTTCTATATTGCATCCGAATTGTGCGAGTTAAACGACCCTTGCAGGATAGATACACAAATTTTGCTTGCTATGCTTAAAAGCGGGGTGAGGCTGTAATGAAGGAATTAGCTTTAAAAATACGATTAGTAGATGAAGTAAGCTCTGCCATGAATAATATAGGCGATTCCGGAACTAAGGTCATAGCCGGACTGGAAAACGGTTTTGTAAATGTAAGTTCAGAGATAAGCCATACTTCAAAAGCAGCGGCTGAAGCATCGGCGTCTATTGCAAAGCTTTCCGGAGACGTTACCGAGACAGTTACACAATCCCGACTTTTGGCAAATGCTGCTGAGAATCAGGCTAACAAGCTTGAACATGCCGCAGAAAAAGCTCGTGAGAAAGCGGATTCCGATTCACAGGCAGCATCTGAGGCGAGAAAATTCTATGAAGGATTACAAAAGCAACTTTTGTCTGTGGACAAAGTAACTGAAGCTATGAAGGATGAAGCAGCCCAAGCACTTAAGTTATCCAATGACCTTGACAAGACTGCTCAGAAGTCAGAATTAAAAGCACAGAAAGCAGAAAAAGCGGCCGTGGCGGCTAGAAATAATGCCTCTGCTGTTGAAAAGGCTGCGCTTGCAGAAGAGAAGCATGCGCAAGAATTGGTTGAAAAAGTGAAAGCGGAAGAACAGGCAGCCGAAGTCCTCGAAAAAGTTAATCAAGAGCATGCCGAGGTTACAAATACTGTTGAAAAAAATATTCGGACAGAGGAAAAACTTGTCGATTCAATCGATGAAAAGTCACGTGCAGAACAACAGGTAATACAAACTCTTGACGAAACTGCAAATGGTCATAATAAAACTACCGCTGCAATAGAAAAAAACGTTCAGGCTGAGGAAAAATTACAAGCATCTGCAAGTCAGACTGTAAATACAGAGCAAAAAGTCGCCGATTCTCTTAATAAGTCCGAACAAGAAGCTAAAGAATACGGCGACGCCATGATAAAGGCGGCTGATGACAGCGAAAAACTGGGGGATAAGGGCGGTAACGCAATTTCTGAACTGGAATCAATTATTGCAGGTGCCGGAATAGTCATGGGGCTTAAAAAAATCGGCGAAGCGTTTCTTGATTGCAGTAATTCAGCGGCACAGTTTGAGGCAAGTATTGCAAAGGTTTCAACAATTGCCGATACAAGTCAAGTTTCCTTGAGTACTATAGAATCAGATATTATGGCTCTTTCACGTTCAACCGGACAAGGTGCAGGCGATTTAACAGAAGCCACATATCAGGCAATTTCAGCCAGTGTCGATACTGCCTATGCCGTTAAGTTCGTTGATGAAGCCAATAAGCTTGCTGTGGGCGGTTTTACTCAACAGGCAACAGCTGCGGACGTACTGACAACGGCTATAAACGCTTACGGGTTAGCTGTATCAGAAGCGACACAAGTTTCAGATATGCTGATAACAACTCAGAATCTCGGTAAGACAACCGTTGATGAACTTGCTCAGAACATGGGACGTGTTATTCCCCTTGCAGCGGCATATAACGTTGAAATGGATAATCTTTCAACCGGTTATGCTATTCTCACAAAAAACGGTATTGCCACGGCAGAGTCAACAACATATTTAAAATCCATGCTGAATGAACTCGGTGATACAGGAAGTGCGGTTGCCGGAGTTTTACAGGAACAAACAGGACAGTCTTTTGCACAGCTTACAGAAAGCGGTTATTCACTGGGTGATGTACTGACCGTAATCGGAGACAGCGTAAACGGAGATACCACGGCATTTAATAACCTTTGGGGAAGTCAGGAAGCCGGAATCGGTGCGTTGGCTTTGTTTAATGCAGGAGCGGCAGAGTTTAACAGCACTCTGGGCAAAATGCAGGATTCAGCCGGAGCGACTGAAAAAGCGTACATGACTATGACCAATACCACGGAACACGCTCAGAAGAGAATGCAGAACGCTTTCGGCAATCTTGGTATTACAATAGGTTCGCAGCTGAATCCGGTTATTTCAGATTTGTATAACGGTGTTGCTGATGTTGTAGACGGGTTCTCGGAATTTACCGATGAACATCCGGGCGTGACAGCGGCAATTACAGGGGTAAGTGTTACTTTAGGAATAGGCACTGTAGCTTTGACCGGATACAGCGTAGCTTCTAAGGTGGCTTCAGCGGCAACTAAAACCTTTACCGCTGTTTTACAAGCGAATCCTCTGGTAAAAGGAGCTATGATTGCTGTAGGTATAGCAGGTGTAGTTGCAGGAGTAGCTTCGTTTACAAATGTAATTAAAAGCAATACTGATGCCGTTGAGGACTACAACGGAACGCTTGAACAATGCAGTACAGAAATTGACAATACCAGAACAGCTTATGAAAATGTCTGCAATATGTACGGAGCTGAATCTCAGGCGGCACAAGGTCTTGCTTCTGAACTTGAAACTCTTAATGCTCAGTATCAAAAAGGCGGAGGATTTGCCGCTGATTATGCTCAGCGATTGGAAGAAAGCAAGGAAGCCCTTACTTCGTTCACTACTGAATACAACAGCAAAATGGACGAGATAGACAAGGATTGGCAAAATGGAATGGTTGCAGTAGCTCAGCTTGAAGCATTGTCCAAGCAGTCTGAATTAACCAATGCCGACCTTGATATGATGTCTCAATATGCCGATTACCTTAATAATACGTTTAATTGTAATATTGAGGTTGATTATGATACGGGTAAATTAACAGGGTTCGATCCGACTAATATAAATTCACAGATGGCAACATTTGCTCAGGAGAGTATTAAGGATTATGCTCAATCTAAGCTTGCATCAGGAGATGTTTCTACAGAATACCTAAACGCTGTTCGTTCATTAGAGGATTTTGAAAAGAAGTCTAAAGTTCAGATATATGAAGATTTGAAGGAATTGGGCAGGTCAAGTGATTCAATAACTGCTGAAGAAATACAAGGTGTGCTGGAAACTGATGAAGACTATGCCGAAACTTACAAAGGCTTTATAAATGATGTAAGTAATTATAAAAATCAGCTTTATACATTGTATACTGATGCCGGTTATGAA